CTTTGCATCGAACAGAGAACCAACATCTAGAGCTATCCCAGCTCAAAACGTTCTAATAATGATAGGCTTGAACGTTTCCCAAGCCCTTCCACGGACGTTTCGTCCGGTGACCTCGCCAAGCGCTCGATTTTTGAAATCGGGTAGGCAGGGGGTCATCGGGACGTCCGTGAATCCTCTGTACAGAGGTTTCGCACGAAGTGTGCTGAAAAATTCGACAATGGGGACCTTTAATCAAGCTGCTACGCAGCCGTTGGCAAAATCCAACGCGACGTCGATTGAGTCAAAAACTCAACCGGTGCATGATGCGGTCACCCCGTCCTATTCTTCAACTTCGCTGCTCGAGACTTCTGTCCAGAGCTCGGGTCACCTAGCAAGCACTATGCTTGGTGGCCCTGTGGCGCAGACGAACGTTTGTCCAGTTTCGTCTGTCGCCAACAGCACAACACGTCCGTTCCTCCAATCGTGTCTGCTCGTCGTACTTCAGGTCTTTGAGTTGTACGGTTTTGATTCCTCGTCGGGTGTAAACGTCGACGGCACACATCGTGCCGCTGCTCCGTTGCTGCCGACCCTGAATCACTGGGAATCTCAAGTTCGTTCCCTGGGGGGTGGAGAGAGAAATGCCATCAAGTACATGAAGTGGAAGTTAGCTACTTTCCGCGCGTACTGGATTTGGATGTACGAGAGCTCTGCTCATCGCACGCAATTCCCTCTGCTCCCAGAACCACTCAAGACTGCCGTGGTAGAGACGCCAGGCGTGATCATTGGAGGACGTGCTCAACAATGGTTCAAATTATCCCGTCGCAAATGGGACTCCGCGAAATTGCACTCGTTTCTTGCAACGATTCGTGATTCAAAGAAGGCCATGGAACGGCCCACGGAGGCACTCTGTCTCGAAGAGGCAGTTGCTAATCGGATCAAGCTCACCACGGAGAAACTCCAGCCCTGCGGGTCCACATTGATGGCCTGGGCGGATGTTCCGGAAGGTGGTCCTGATGTGGAAATCTCATTGAACGTCGATGCGGCAAAGAAGCAGCTTCGTCGTACCGTTCGTGAACTTTTCGTTGGGAAGACATACACGGCTGCTGATCGCATCAAGCCGTTGTTTCCGTCGACTCACTCATCCTATAGCTCCAACCGTTCGAAGTTGGGCGTAGTCGGTGACATTATCAGGTCTCCATGGTTTGAGCAGTTGCGCACCGCTGAAACTCTCGTGAAGACGAAGACAGTCCGCACACACTGGGCTCCAAATCCAAAGCCCCTCCAAAAAGACAAGACCGTTCTGATATTCGCTACAGTTCGGCCGTACGATTCTCCAACGTACGTGGGCCCTGCGCCCGTCTTACCCCAGGAAGCCAACGAGCCCGCGGCCCGATTGATTAGTCCTGTTGGTTTACGGAGAAATTCGCCGATGATGCCCTCATTGAAAAATGGGCGTGAACCGACGAAAGTGGTGGTGGACGACACAGACCTGCAGTTGAAAGCAGGGCAGCTGTGGAAGCAGATCCTGAACTCTGCCGAGAAGGAAATTCCGAACGTCAAGGTACAAGTGTTGCCGGAGGCCCTAAAGATGAGACCCATCTCTAAAGGACCGCCGTACACATACACTGTCTTGAAATCGCTTCAGAAGTTCCTCTGGCGGACATTAAAGGATCACCCGACATTCGCGCTGATCGGGAAAACCGTTACGACTCGAGACATTTTCGAGCGGATGGGGAAGCTTTCCCCTGGTTTTAGGTTCCTTTCTGGAGACTACCAGGCTGCAACAGATAACTTCGCCCCGTGGGTAAGTGAAACAATCGTCGAAGAACTTTCCGACGTTTTGGGTCTCACACCTTTGGAGCGGGATCTGTTTCTTCGTGCCATGACTCGCCATATTTTCCCTGGACCGGGAGGGCCTCTTCCACAGAAGTGGGGCCAACTTATGGGGAGCATTGTCTCATTCCCTGTTCTCTGCCTTGCCAACGCATGTTGGTGCAGATGGGCTGAGGAGCTTGACCGGCAACAGGTCCTTTCGCTCAGACAGACGCGCCTTTTGGTTAATGGCGACGACTGTCTTTTGATGCTTAGGGATGAAGGCCGGGCAGCTTGGCGGCGAATCACCTCCTTCGGTGGTTTGCAGGAGTCTATTGGGAAGACCTTTGACTCTGCTGAGTTTTGCGAAATCAACTCTCAAACCTTCTTGTATCGACCTGAACAAGCTACAGAAGAACTGTGGACACGCGATGACGGTACCGTCAGCATCCGACAAAATCCTTACCTCAGCGTCCCGTCCGTGAATCTCGGACTGGTGTACGGCATGAAGCGTTCGGGTAAACCCGTTGGTGTTGACGACATCGTGTCGTCTTCTTCGCGTGATAAGACTGTTTCGGAAAGGCACCATGCCCTGTACGAATCCTGTCCGGCCGAAATGTGGCCACAGGTGAACAAGTTGTTCATGTCTCATCATGCGTCCTTCCTGCAACTCATGACTAGGTTGCGGGTTCCCTGGTTTGCCCCTGTGTGGCTGGGTGGTTTGGGCCTTGTCGGCGCGGATTCTTCGACCAATTTCCGCATTGCCGCTGGCCTCGTTCGCGATTGGGCCGTACTGCCCCCGTCACAACGTCCATCCGCCCCGCAGATAGAGGCGCCATGGCAGATTCATCAGATCGTTAAGAAGCGTCTTGACACTCTAGAGGACTCTCGTCGAGTTTTGACCAAGTCATCGCAAGCGATGTCGGACAAGCTCTACGGGTTACTCTGTGTTGAGGCTCTCTTTCGAAAGGATGTCTCCGCCAACGACATGTTCCAGGAGATGGAATTGTCAAGTGATAGCGACCACGAGTCGTTCCGGATGGCCTGTAAGCATGGCCGTTTGTGGGCATCACGCCTCACCTCTGACACTCTTCCTCCTTATCCGGATCTTTCCGGACCGTGGCTCTCTGATGTGCAACGATCGCAAGCGATCTACGATGCACTCAAGCCACGTACCCAAGTGGGTTGGAACGTCGTTTGGGAACGGACGAGAGTTCCGGACCTGCGATCCCTCCGATCGCAGATGACTGCCACCAACAACTTCACAGACCAAGGTCGTGATGTTGAGGTGGCGGGCGGGACACAACGGCTTTACCTTACGCCGTTTGCCCCGCAACCAACTACCTTTTTGGGACCCGTCACGCGTGACAGGGAAGATCCGCACTCGGTCGGAGTGGGTCTCTAGTTGGGCTTCAGCAGTTGTGCTGGAGTAGAATGAGGTGCGGTGCTCTCCTCATTAGAAACGGTTCTACTGGACCGTGGTGTGCTTACT